TTAGACCAATTAAATCTCCATTAAAGGCTATATAGGCAAACACAATGTCACCTGTCATTGCTTCCATGACATTAATATCTTCTTCTGTATAATCACACTCTCGTGCGAAATCCATTAGAACTCTCAAAGCCGCAAAGATTAATTGGGATGGCAATTTTTGATCATACTTACCGTAATCCCCGCCAAAAAGACGATCCATGCCAAATTTTGTTGCATGTTGGTAAAACTCTTCCCATTCAGGGCCATGTGAGTTTATACCAACAGCACATTCTGATAACAACGGATTCATCTGCAATACTCGGAGAAGTGGTAAGTAATATTTTCTAATAAGCCAAGTTAAGGACAATGCATTTCCGTAGAAAATTCTGCATTTATCTTTAACCAAGATTTCATCTTTCTTACACGCTTTAGCTATAGGGTAACCTCTCTTACCTTCTCTATAGCAATCCTCAATCCTCTTAATTTCATCCATTAAGACAACGTCGAGTTCGCGGTTATTTGGTTTATCAATGGTTGGTTCCAATTCAGTGACAAAATTTCGTTTAGGTCCTGTTAAAGGAAAACCAACAGATGTATTCAACTTAATAGCATCCATAAATTTCTTTCCTGGAATACCACACAAATTTTCATGATCTGTAAGCGGTCTTGCGTTATTCCAAAGATCATCTTGGAAAACCTTGATTAAGGGTTCCTTATAGTCTTGGACGGCGATCGAAAGTAAATCGTGTGAATATGGGTGTGCTGGAATAGCTAAATTCGACAAACACGTTTGCCAGCCATACCAATCAGGATTTAATTTGGGTCCACGGTATATATTTGGTACACCGCAAACATCAGCAATATGTCCACTAATGGGTGTATTTTTTACATCAGATTTGCTCACTGCTCGTCCCGGACAAGATCCATAATACTCAATTTGTGAATCAGAAGGAAGATATTTCAATGCACTTTTCTTGTGCAAAGGATCATCCTTCAAAAGTTGAATTCCCAAAACGGTTGTACGAAATTCTCCGGCTCCTCCTGAAAGTACAACGCCTTCGATGCGTCGCAATTCAGCAAAAGCAGTAAACAATTGTTGTTGTGTAATGCTTCCATAACACCCACGAG